TTAATATTGGTAGCGCTCCATTCGTCGTTGGAAGGCTTCTTTCCCCCCTTCAAGGAGCAGGACAATGTGATCCTTGCAGCTGTCCACATCGCCAACGGCCCGTGGGCGTGCGGCGCGACCATCGGAGTGCATCAGGACGATCCGGGACGCGTCCCCTAAGACCGGAATGTTTGGGTTGTGGGTCACAAAGATCAGCTGCCGGGTTCCCTGAACCTTCCGGATGCTCTTGACCACGGTACCGAACACAAATCCGTTATCGAGGTTGTCCTCCGGCTGATCGATTAGGAGCGGGTTGGCGCTATCAAAAAGCAGAATCGGCAGGATGGCCGTGCACTTCTGGCCGGTAGATAGCGAGGCGGAATCTTTATAGTCATCCCCGTCCCGGAGCTGGATGGAAGGCAGATCGTCCATCTCAACCACCTCGAGCTCGTAGAGGTTTTCGGGCTTATGCATCTCGATGATGACCGCCGCCGCTTGGTTCTCATTGAGCTCGCAGCGCTGAACCAGCTCCTTGGTCGCCTGGCGGCGGACAATATCATAGAGTTCTGAGGGCGGGACGTTGGCGGAGACTCGGCTGGCGACCACCTGCTTCTTCACCCCGGCATTCGCTAGGGCTCGCTCAATAAGCTGCCGATACTCGGTGCGTTCCCCAAACTGTTTCACCTCGATCTTGATGGCCGGTTGCAGGTTTTCGTTGAGCCGCTTGGCCACTCCTTGCCGAGCATTGAACCGTTCATCGCGTTTATCGGAGAGCTTGGCCATAAGCTGCATGCGCTCCTCCTCTAGAGCCGTGATCTGTTTATTGGTGTCGATCAACTGCCGCTCCATGGCCAGTAGCTCGTTCCGTCGCTTTTCCACCTTGGCACGTTCTGCCGACTGCGACTGGGCTTCCTTATACTTCTCGATCAGCTTTTTAAACTCGATCTCCTGGGCGGAGTGGTCGGTTTCAAGCCCGCCTCGCAGCTTCCTCAGGCTCTCATGCGCAGCACGGAGCCGATCGACCGCTTCTTCAAGTAACCGGTCCACATCCGCTGCCGCAACCTGAAGAGCCCTTTGGGCATCAACCATGAACGTGGCATTCGGCCCACCAAGCATCTCTTGGGAGAAAATAGGCGGCACTTCACTGGCCAGCATCCCTGTGACGCTTTTGAGCTTCATGGCGACGGATTTGATCGCCTCACTGGAGGAATCAAAAGCGCGGCCCTCCCGATCGCGTAGCGCCTTTAGGCCATGCGCGTTGTTAATCGCATCGGCATTGTCCCCGCCGGATTTAGCGAAGGTCTTGAGCTTTTCCTCAACAACCGCCTTCTCCTTGATCTGGTCTGCCAAGCGATCGCGTTGTTGGAGCCGTGGCAGCAGTTGACCGGTATTGGATCGGATCGCCTGCGTTACGCCTTCAATGGCACCCTCGATCTCGAACAGCTCCCAGGACGCGAATTTATCGAGCAAGTCCAACTGGTAATGCGGCTTCTCGGCGATGCTTTCCATCTGGTTTTGGCTATAAACATCGGCGGGAATGAGCCTGGAGCTTTTCAAAGAGACTGCAGACTCGTTGGCATCCAGAACAATGGGCTCCTCCTCGGCAGCGCGAACGATCTTATAGACCATTGAATCCTTGGTCTCGACTTCTAGTTCGACACGGCCTCCGTCGAGGTTGTGGGTGATCACGCCATCAATACGCTTGCGCAGTGGATCGCCATCTCGACCCGGCATTACGTCAAGGGCGTAACGGATTAATTCCAAGATTGTGCTTTTGCCCGCACCGCGGGGACCGATCAGACAGTTAAGTCCGTCGCAGAACTCGATGTCGGTGCCGTCGAGGAACCCTCCGATGACACGTAGGCGCTTGATACGATGAAAGGCTGCTGGGGGTGGAAGCTGGGATTGCATAGCGGATCATTTCTATTCATTTCGGCCCAGCATGGCCGCAGTTTTCACTGCGGTTCCAATATGGGTTTTTTCCGCACCATATGGGAGAGGGTGGGACAAATATGGGCCTACCCAGCGCCCAGAGTGGCGTAAATCCGCTCCCGAATTGCCACCCAAATGGGCGTTTATGGGCCTTTCGCCCCCCTACATACCAATGCGCGTTGACACGCTTTGTTTCAGACACCGCACGGCACTCCGCTGTGCGCCAAAGCAACCCAAGTCTGAAACTCTATGTCATCTAATAACCCTATCCAATCGATTCGCGTTGGCCGAATCCAACGTCCACAAAAAGCCGTCATCTACGGCCCAGAAGGTATCGGTAAAAGTAGCCTGGCCGCGCAGTTTCCAAACCCCGTATTCCTCGACACTGAGGGCGGCACTCACCATCTAGATTGCGCCCGGCTGCCTGCCCCGGAGTCTTGGGAACATGTGACTCAAGCGATCACCGCTCTGGCCACACTCCCGCACGAGTTTAACACCCTCGTGATTGATACTGCGGATTGGCTGGAAAAGCTCCTGATCGACGAGGTTTGCCGTCGAGAGAACAAAAGCAACATCGAGCAGTTCGGATACGGCAAGGGTTACGTGGTGCTCGCAGAAGAAGCTGCCAAGTTTCTTGCATCGCTGGATCGGCTTTTGAAGCGAGGCATGAACGTCGTGGTTTTGGCTCATTGCCGGATCGTCAAATTTGAACAACCAGACGCAGCAGGAGCCTACGACCGCTATGAGCTCAAGCTCTCAAAGCAGGTGGCACCTCTTTTTAAGGAATGGTGCGACATGCTGCTCTTCGCCAACTGGTTCACTAAGGTGGCTGAGAACGACAATGGCACCAAGCGCGGTGTCGGCGGACGTGAACGGGTGCTCTACACCACCCACACCGCTGCTTGGGACGCCAAGAATCGCCATAGCTTCGAAGAGAAGGTGAAGTTTGCCTTCGAGTCGATCGCTAGCAGCTTTCAATCTGGTAAGGCTGCGCAAACGCAAAAGCCTGAACCGCGGCCGATCACGGCAAATAATCTATTCGATCAACTCGGCGCTCTGATTGACTCCAATGAAAGCGCGGTAAATGCCTTCCTCCTCGCCCGGCAACAGATCAAGCCCGGCCAAACCTGGCAGAACCTTGCCCCCGACTACGTCGCCCGGGTTCTGAGTGCTCCTGAGCGCTTCCTGAAGGCCGTATCGGACTTCAACACGGTGGGAGGTGCGCAATGAGCCTGCGACCCTCAATGCTTCCAAAGCTGGCTGTCTGCGCCTGCTACGAGCCCAATCCGGATGCTGGCCCGCAAGCCGCTCGAGGCACGAAGCTCGATGAGATCTTTCGGCGTCGAATCCATGGAGACCGTTCTGATGATGGTTCCACGTTGACGGAGGATTTGTCGGCAGTGGATTGGGCCATTCACACCCTCAAAGCAATTGCTGGCGAGAGCCGCATTGTTACTGCGGATGCGGACTGCAAGATCGCCACACAAGGCATGACCGGGACGGTCGATGCGTGGGTGCCAGAGCTTGGCCTCAGTGCTGATTTGAAGACTGGCCAGATTCGCAACTACCGCGAGCAAATGGCGGCTTACGCGCTGGGGTTCATGGAAGCTCATTTCCTGAGCGAGTGGACGACTCATCTGCTTTTCTGCGACCAGCGCCAACTCATCACCCTGCGGTTCAGCTACCAGGAGGCATGGGAGATCGTTGCAGCGGTAATTGCTCGCTACAATCAGCCTGAGAAAGAGCCGACGCCCTGCGACTACTGCAGCTGGTGCTTCAAGGCGGAGAGTTGCCCGGCACGGCTCCAACTTGCGGCCTCCGCCCTCAAGCAATCCGACCCAGAGTTCAACTTTGAACTGCTGCTGGCGGACAACGCTCAGCTCGGCCAGTTCCTTACCGCCTGCGCCACGCTCGATGATTTCCGGGAGCGCGCGGAAGCGGTCGCAAAGGAGCGTCTCCTTGCTGGCAAGCTGATCCCCGGTTGGAAAGTTTCCAGTCGCAAAGCCCCTGAGTTCGTCGTCCCCGATGCCGTCGGCCGTTACATCGATCGACTAGGTTTCGGTGCTGTCCTCGGGGCGTATGGAAACATGAGCGCGTCCAAGTTCCGGCAGCTTTGGGCGGAGAAGATGCCCTCTGAGAAGCCCTTCCCGGAAGACCTGATCCAACAAGGCAAAGGCAGCGTCAGCCTGCGCCGCACCACCACCAAAACCACCAATCGCTAATACTATGCCTTCTTACCGTTCTGCTGAACCCACGTTCCGTCCCGACTTCGTACCTGCTGGCGAATACAGCGTCGAAGTCATCAATGCTGAAGAAACCGTGTCCCAGAAAGGGCACGACATGATCGAGCTCAAACTGCGCGTCGAACCCGATGGTCCGGTCTTCTTTGACCATCTGGTCTTTACCGAGTCTTCCTTCTGGAAGATCGACTCCTTCCGTGCCGCCATCGGCGAGACCGTCCTCCCGAACGAGGAGATCGAGATCATCGCCGACGATCTGATTGGTCGGCAAGGCCGGGCGCGCTTGGTTGTCGAGGAATACAACGGCCGCAAACACAACAAGGTGGCCGCTTGGGTGGTTCCGGCTTCGGCCAACAAGGAGAAAGGAGCAAGCGAAAATGAACCCTTCTAAACTTGATCTCCGTGGGTACCAGGTGGCCGCGCACGAGGCAATTCAGCGCGGGTTTACCGAGTATCAAAAACAGCTTTTGATCCTTCCGACCGGCGGAGGCAAGACCGTTCAGTTTGCGCACCTTGCGGCGGCTTACCAGCCCAAGCGCACGCTGGTCCTTGCACATCGCGAGGAACTCATCTCCCAAGCGGTAGACAAGATCTACCGGAGCACTGGTCTGATCGCGGATATTGAGATGGCAGACTTCAAGGCTCGGCCTACTGCGCCCGTCGTCGTTGCCAGCGTACAAACGCTGGTTCGTGCTCAGCGCAGGGAACGCTGGGCTCGGGATCACTTCGGATTGATCGTAGTCGATGAAGCGCACCACAGTTTGGCGGACAGCTATCTAGGGGTGCTTAATCACTTCGACGATACCGCCTTTGTTCTCGGGGTAACAGCCACCCCAGATCGCGGAGATAAAAAGAACCTCGGTCGCTACTACCAAAACATCGCCTACGAGGTGTCGTTGCTGGATTTGATTCAACAGAACTGGCTCTCGCCCATTCGGGTCCAGACCGTCCCGTTGTCCATCAACCTTGACGGCTGCCGCACCACGGCTGGCGACTACAATGCAGAGGACGTGGGGCACGCTATTGAGCCTTACCTAGAGCGCATCGCTGACGTGCTTGCTGAGCATCGCCATCGCAAGACTATCGTGTTTCTGCCGCTGGTGAGTTTGAGCCGGGAGTTCGCCGAACTCTGCCGCGCCCGCGGATTGGCAGCGGAACACGTCGATGGCCAAAGTCCTGATCGTAAAGAGATCCTGGCTCGGTTCAGCCGGGGGGAAACCCGCGTTCTGACCAACGCAATGCTCCTGACCGAAGGCTATGACGAACCCAGTATTGATTGCGTGGTCTGTTTGCGGCCTACGAAGGTGCGCGGGCTCTACAGTCAGATCGTGGGGCGCGGTACGAGGCTCTACCCGGGTAAGGAACACCTGCTCCTGCTCGACTTCCTTTGGATGAGCGAGGAGCACTCCCTTATAAAACCGGCGCACTTGATTGCCGATGACGCAGAGGAGGCAGAAGCTATCACCGAGGCGTTGGGGGGTAATGGTGACTTGGAGGAGGCCAAGGAGAAAGCAGTTGCTAATCGGGCCAAAACATTGAGCCAGCGGCTGCACGAAAACTCCCGTCGCACCGGGCAAAGCTTCGATGTGATGGAGTTCGCTTTGTCCATTGGGGATGTTCGCCTTGCCGACTACCAGCCCACCATGGTCTGGCACGAGGATCCCGTCAGCACCAAGCAAGCGGAACTGCTGGCCCGCTTCGGCTTGGACACCACCACGATCTCTTGCAAAGGACAGGCTGCCGCGATGCTCGACAAGCTGTTCTTGCGGCGAGATCTCGGGCTTGCCACAGCCAAACAGGTCCGCTGGTTGCGGCGACTTGGCCACACGAGTCCGGAGCTTGTCACATTCGCCGAGGCTAAGCAGTTCCTCGATGCAAAATGGGGTAACCGGGAGGCAAGCGTAGTATGAAACGATACCGCTCAATAGGGCTCCGCCCTGCGCTGCCTTCGGTAACGCTCGATTACTTGGCCCACGGCGCTGCCAAAGGCGGCCGCAATGCCGCTCTCTTTGATGCAGCGTGCCAGTTCCGAGATGCCGGGTTTTCACAACCCGAAGCCGAAAGCCAACTCATGCAACGCGCCTTGGCTGATAAATTGAGCCAAAGTGAGGCGCTGCAAAGCATTCGCTCGGCCTTTGGGCATCCCCAACGGGAAGCAATCACGCATGCTGCCCCAGAACGCGCTCAGGCTCCCGCTACGGCCCGTTACCGCCGGGCTAGTAGGTCCGAGGCGCAGCTCGCTCCTATGCCATTGCCGGAAGCCCTCCAGGATGGTTTCCAACGGCTGCTGGCGGCCTGCTTCAAAGAAGGCGAACACGTAGCCGTCGCGCCTGCGAAGGAAAACGAGTCTGGTGATATCGTCCCGACCCGCGGCGTCACGATGACGCGGGAAGAATAGCAAGAGCGCGTGAGCACCAAGGGAGGCATCGACCGCTGCTTTAGTACGAAGCTGGGGTTGTTTGTGCGGATAAATCCCATGACCAAGGGCGGTGCCAAAAACGAGGATGTCACCTCTTTCCGGCATGTGCTCGTGGAGTTCGATAAGACACAGGATGGCCGAGTGGTCGCCAAGGAAGAACAGCTTGCTGCCGTGCTGCAGAGTAAAATGCCGGTGTCAGCGCTAATCGATTCAGGCAACAAATCTCTTCACGCCTGGATCCGAGTAGACGCAGCCAACGCCGAAGAATATCGGCTCCGAGTAGAGGCAATCTGGGAGTGGTTTAAAGACCACAATATTGACACCCAGAACAAAAATCCGTCCCGGCTCTCGCGTGCCCCTGATGGCTATCGAACCGTTGACGGCGAGCTCCGCACTCAACGCCTGCTGGCGCTGGGGCTTGGTGCAAAGTCGTGGGTGGAATGGGAAGCAGCACACGCAGTCGAGGAGTTGCCGCAGATCGTCTCCGGCACGGAGTTCATGGCCGCCCTTAAGCCGGAACCTCCCCAACTCATCGCCGGCGTGCTGCATCAGGGAAGCAAGATGGTGCTCGGTGGCGCGAGCAAAAGCCGCAAATCCTGGACGCTCATTGACATGATGTTAGCGGTTAGCACGGGAGCGCCCTGGTGGGGGTTTCCTACGCAGCGAGGCCGCGTGCTTTACATCAACTTCGAACTCCCTGATTTCGCCTTCCAACACCGCTTGTATGCCATAGCTCGGCAGCGGGCCACGGCGGATTTTGCCGGGATTGATCTCTGGAACCTGCGCGGGTTTGCCACGGATTTCTCGGTTCTCATCCCCAAAATCTTGTCGCGGGTAAAAGATCAACGCTACGCCCTGATTGTGCTGGACCCGATCTATAAAGGGCTCGGCAAGCGCGATGAAAACAAGGCGGGTGACATCGCCTCCTTGTGTAATGAGGTCGAACAGCTCGCCGTACAATCCGGCGCAGCGGTCGTCTTTGGGGCGCACTACAGCAAGGGAAACCAAGCCGGCAAGGAGGCCATAGATCGCATTGGAGGCTCAGGAGTCTTCGCTCGTGATCCGGACGTCATTCTCACCATGACGCCTCACGAGGATGCAGATGCCTATGTCATTGACTTAACCCTGCGCGCTCTTCCCCAGATTCCGGCCTTTGTCGTGCGCTGGAACACTTGGACCTTTGAGCGCGATGTCAACGCCGATGCATCCCGTATCAAAGCGCCCAGCAAGCCCGGCAGTAAGGCCAGACCGGAGCCGCAGGCCTCTTATCGGCGCGGAAGCTACGCGGACCGTTACGGAGCCATGTTCGAAAAGATGCCGCCGATGGCCAATCATGCGGAGGCAGAACATAGCGAGGTTTTGCAACACATTAGGTCGAATTTGGAGATGTGTGGCGAGCCTTGCACCCTCGATCGGGCAAAGTCGATTTTCGACGGTTTGCGCAACAAAAAAGTCGGCGTTCTAAAGTTCGAAATGCCGTATTGGCAGGGCAAAAACTATCAAGCTGAGAGGGGGGTAAAATGACTATCTGTTTCGTCGTAAGTCGTTGCAGATGCCTTTTTCCTGGCGGTTCCTTGGGAACTAAGTTCCTGGGAGTTCCTTGGGAAGTTCCTATTTATTCTCTTACGAGAATAAAGCGCGAGACTGCTTTCACAGTCCTCGCGTGCGCTTTGGCGCTCACTGGAAGTTCGCGCAAGCGCTACAGCCTCCAGTTTGCCGTCGCAGGAGGTGCTAGATCATGAGTTACGAAAACTACACCCACCGACAAAATGTCCGGGACGCCGAGTACCGTCGCGCCTACGAAGCCTGGGTGGCATCGCTGCCTGCCGAGGAGAAGGCAAAGCTCGCCGAAGCCGGGTTGGCTCATGCGGACGTGCCGAAAGACGCTCACGGCCAACGCCAGAACGCAAGCGACCTATCCGCCGCTTCGTACGCGCCCGACATCGCCGCGCAGATCGACCCTGCACCGACTGCCGCATCCGATGACGCCGAGCTTCGCGCAGATACACTTGCATCATTCTGCGCCCGCATTCGGTCAGCGCCAAACCCGCTACTGGTCTTTGATGCGATCTGCTTTGCCACGGGCGTTCTTTCGCTAGATGGCCTAAGCCAAACAGCTCTGGCCAAACGACATGGGGTATCACGTGCGGCCTTTTCGAAGATCGCCACGCAATGGTGCAAGACCTTTGGGCTCACTCCCAGTCGAGGGATGAAGTCCGAGAAGGCCCGCATGGTCTACTCCCAGTTGACACGCGCTAAGTGGGATGAACGAAATCGTCGTCAATCACGCTGAACAAATCAATCTCGCCCACGCTGACGCTCTATCTCTCGCCACCGGCGCGAAGGAGCAAATCGCAAAAGCCGTGGAGCGAGCGTTCGAGTGCGGACGACTGATGGTCGATCAAAAGCAGGCCCTACAGAAGCAGCTCGGTAAGGAGCGGGGCGGTTGGCTCGACTGGCTCGAAGCTAACTGCCCCGACATCTCCGAGCAAACAGCCCGCCGTTACATGGCCCTGTTTAAGCGCTCACATGTGAGCGGTTATTTGGAGGACTGCAACACCCTACGCCAAGCCTACCTCGCAACGGGCATCCTTCGCGAGGAACCCAAGCCTGAACGAGCCATCCCGGCCGATGCGCCTTGGGTCAAGTTTGTTAAGCCTCTGGACAAGTTCCGGCTCTGGTTTAACACGCGCTCGAAGAAAGCTCCCATGGAGGCTTGGGGTGAGGACGCGCTGCGAGTGTTGAGCAACGAGCTACAGTGGTTCGTGAATCTCCACGCAGAGGTGCAGCGCACACGGCAGACCGTCGCCGAGAAGGACGAGTAATGGACGCAACTGCCCCCCGCAATGGAAGGGTTAATGCGAGGCCTAAGGCAGCGTCCGAGCATAAGCAGAAGGCTCAGAACTATTTCGGGGTCCCATCGGACATTGTTTTCGGCGGGACTCCCAGACGCCCTGCCAGTTAGAGAGGGAGTATTTTTTTCGAATGTCCGATTCTTTTAAGCCCTTCCGAGCAGCCAACAGAGGAAATCCTCCCAAATCACGCTCAGAGGCCCCTGAAAAAATCGGACATTGGACCAAAAATGTCCGCTCAAATGTCCGGACAAGACTGCCAGCCCTGTAGCTGCAATGTCCGGTCACATCGCAGACGTAATCTTCATAAGGACTGCCCCTCAGGCGCCGCTGTTTGACACCGCTGCTGTCAGCATATGAGCAGCAGTTTCATCACTCCCGAGCAGGCTGACAAAATCTTGTCCGCTGACTTTCGGAACGTCGCAAAAAAGGTGGCAGAGGGAAAACCCCTCACCGCGGCGGAGCGTGAGCTCATCCGATCTAAAGCTGCGGGTGAAAGTCCGCTTCCAGAGGAGTCGACAGACCCGACACTGTCCGCGAAAAGCTACGAGGAACTCGCGACCCTTCTGGGAGTGAATGTGCGCACGATCAACCGCTGGCGAAAACTTCAGGATGCACCGCAACCGGAGGCCGATGGAGGGCTGTCCTTAGCTCAATGGCGGCGGTTCGTGAAGGCGCGGAGCCTGAAGGGACAGGACTCTCAAGAGGTGGAGCAGCTCAAGGCTCGAAAACTCCTTGCCGAGGTGGAGGAGCGGGAGTTGAAGGTGGCGGTCAAAAAGGGTGAGTTCGTCCGCTTCGACGATGTGCGCACCTCGTGGGTGGCAAGGGTTGGAAAGGCGATCGCGCTCTTGCGTGCGAAATTTGAAAACGAACTCCCTCCCATTTTGAGCGGTAAAGACGCACAGGGCATCAGGGAGGAGTGTGCGAAGGCGATTGATGAGGTTTGTGGGGTTCTGCACTCGGGAGGAGGAGTCACACCGTGAGTGCCGGGAAAGTCTCCAAGCTCGAAGCCCACTTCGAATGGCTTTGGCGTCTGATGAATGGTCCAGCTCTTGAGCGGGAGTTTCGCTTTCACCCAACCCGCAAGTGGCGCTCGGACTTCGCGCATTTGCCCTCGCGTACCCTCATCGAGATTGAAGGCGGAATCTGGGTGCGTGGACGACACACCTCCCCGACGGGATTCACGGCGGACGCAGAGAAGTACCTTGAGGCGGCTCTTGCTGGCTGGCGGGTGATCCGGCTGGTGGATGACCAGATCAAGACACCCGTCATTGAACGCATCGTCGCCTTTTGCAAAACCGCATGAACGGGACTCCCGTAACACTGGATGACATCTGGAGGGATGCGTGGCGACCACCGGATCGCTCGCCTCCTTGGGCGTGGGCAGAGCAACACATTGAATCCATCCCGTACTCCCCGATGCCGGGACGGTTCCGCGTGGAGAACTCGCCCCAAATCCGTGAGGTGTTAGAAGCAATAGTGGATCCCAAAGTGCGGCATGTTTGCGTCATGGCAGCGGTACAGGCATCCAAGACGCTCGCCGGGGAGATTGGCCTTTGCTATGTGATCGCCAACGAACCGGGCCCCACATTGTGGCTCAACGAAACCGACGAGGACGCCAAAGACCAGAGCGAGTCACGACTCCAGAAGCTCTTTGAAGTGTGCCAGCCGGTTAGAGACCGCTTTCCCGGTAATCCGCACAAGAAGCGGAACCAGACGATCCATTTTGCGAGCGGGATGACGTTGTGGATGCTCGGAGCGCACAACCGAACCAATCTCCAGCGTCGTTCGATCCGGTGGATCTTTGCGGATGAATGCTGGCAGTTTCCTCCCGGTCACATGGCCGAAGCCGAGGCTCGCGTCACTGCTTTTGGCTGGCTTGGGAAATGTATCTGGATGAGCCAGGGCGGCGAAGAACAGGACGATTTCCATCGGAAGTTTGAAACAACCGATCAGCGGGAGTGGACGTTTGAATGTCCTTACTGCCAGCACCGGCAGCCGTTCCTCTGGGAGAACGTGGAGTGGAGCAAGGATTGTAAGGACGAGAATGAACAGTACGACTTCGCCCGGCTGCGGGCGTCCACGGTGTTGCTGTGTGCTTCGTGTAGGGCGGGTATCCCGGATTCGGATGAAAGTCGTCGTCGCTTGAGTGCGACGGGTCGGTTCGTCGTCCAAAATCCCCGCGCTGCCCGGGAGAACGTAGGGTTTCACTGGAACGCGATCGCCACGATGTCGTGGGGGCAGCTTGCGGAGTTGTATCTGCGGGCAAAACAGGCAGCACGAAAGGGCGACGCCAGTCTGCTGCAACAGTTCTATCAGAAGCGGCTGGGGTTGCCGTGGCGGGAGTACGTCGAGGATTTCAAACTGGATATCACCCGAAGTGGCTATCGACTCGGGGAAGGCTGGAAGGACGAGGGAGCAGTGGACGGCTCGGGCCGGATTGTTGCTCCGCCATTTGAATCGGGGGCAAAGCTGATTCCCCTGAGGTTCCTCACGGTGGACTGCCAGATGGACCACTTCTTTTTGGTGGTGCGTTCCTGGTCAGTGGAAGGTTCGTCTCGCTTGCTATGGAGCGAACGGGTGCTGTCGTGGGAGGACATTGATGCTGTCCAGAAGCGCTTCGGAGTTCACTCCAATCTCGTGTTCATTGATGCGGGGCACGCGGCCTATGAGGTCTACCGGCAATGTTCCGAACGCGGCTGGGTGGCGCTGATTGGGGATCGGCGGGCAACGTTCGTCCACAAGGGCAAGAGTGGAAAACCGATCCAACGCTTCTACAGCCCAAGTCGGAAAGTGGTAATCTCACACGGGCGCTCGTGCTTTGTGCACTACTGGAGCAACCTGAACATCAAGGATAGCCTTGCTCGGTTACGGCGCAATCAGGACCCGGCGAACGGTGTGACATGGGAAGTGCCAGACAATGTGCCCGAGGATTATCTCGCGCAGATGGAGAGCGAGCACCGGGTGAAGGAAAAGGGCAAATGGATATGGCTGCAGATTGGCCACCGCGCTAATCACCTGTGGGATTGCGAGTGCATGCAGGTGGCAGCAGCCACGATGCTCAAGATCATTGGCCGCGAGGCCGTCCAGGAGCTCGAGCCTGCGGATGAGTAGGTTTACTCACTGAGTGCCAGCCGCAGCTTGGCGATTTGGTCTTCTGTAAGCGGAGCTGGTTCGCCCCGCTTTTCCCAAGTAGCTTCGTTTCGCCCGAAGCCGAGCTGCACTGATAGGCTTGCGCGGCTCATCTCCACTCCGTGTTTGCGCAGGATTAGATCGGCTTCCTCGAGCTTGATCCCGGCTCGTCCCAGCGCCTTGGCTACTGCGCAGGCGGAAAAGCCGAGGATTTTGCTTTTGCGGCCAGCTTGTTTTGTTTCGCCGAGCGGTTCTGAAGGTTGGGACGAATTCTCCTTTGGGCTGCTTTTGCTGTGTTTCATAGACCTATGCCTTCTTTTGTTTGGGGGTGCGTTTGTTGCGGCTCTTGCGGCCAGCGTCGAAGGCTGTTTCCAAAGCCTTTTGAACCTGCCAGACGGCCACTTCGTGGAAGTCGAGGCTGTCCATGCGGCGTTCCTCGAGTGTTTCAATCAGCAGAATCTGGCGTGCGATTTCTGCGATGAGTTCGCTGGCGGGGTGAGCTGTGGGTTGGGGTTTTGCGCTCATGGTTCAGTTCAGGTTGAAGGTCTGAGCGATCTCTTGGAGTCCTGCCCGGATGCGTGCGGCGTCCCCGACGTTGGCCCAGTTTACTTCGTCTGGTGTTGTTTCCATGTGTTCGTCGAGGAAGCGGCGGATCAGCGTGACCAGCTCTCTGGCGCTTCCAACCTCGTGTGTGAAGGCGTCCAATGCGTTCTTTGAAGCGGGTTTGCGTGGTTTGTTGAGCGTTTTCATTGCGACGCCATACAGCCTCGATATGGCTAGTGATTGGAAGTGAATTAGAGTGGATTCCGTGATCTTTAGTTGCATGGAATAGAGCTATTTATGGCGAACAGGCACACGGGTTGCGTGTGGCTTATCAATGCTGCAAAAGTGTCAAAGCAAGTCGTTGACACTTGGGGTGTGGGCATGACCGATCCCGCTGTTTTTTGCGCCCACACCGAACTCGTCGATATCGAGAAGCTGGTACCCAATCCCCGGAATCCGAATCGCCATCCGGAGAACCAAATCAAACTGCTCGCCAAAATCATCCGGGCTCAAAGATGGCGCTCCCCCATTGTGGTGTCTTCGCGCTCCGGGTTTGTAGTGAAAGGCCACGGCAGACTCGAAGCGGCGAAGCTCCTGGAATCCGAGCGAGTGCCTGTGGACTTTCAAAACTACGAGAACGAGGCTGCGGAGTGGGCGGATCTGATCGGGGACAACCGCATTGCTGAACTGGCTGAACAGGATGACGACGCGCTCAAGGCGTTGCTCAAAGAACTCGATGGCCAGATTGATCTCGATCTTACGGGTTTTGATCAGGACTCACTCGACGATTTACTCGATCGCCTCGAAACTAAGGAGGAGACTGAAAACACAGTTGCTCCGCCTCCAGTCAATCCACTCACGAAGCCGGGTGATTTGTATCTGCTCGGTAATCATCGGTTGCTCTGCGGTGACTCAACCAATGCAGACGATGTTAGGCGCTTGATGAATGGCGAGCGGGCGATCCTCTTCGCAACCGATCCGCCGTACTTGGTCGGCTACAACGGCACGAATCATCCCGGATCGACATCGACGAAAAACACCGACTGGAGCGAAACCTACGGAGCAACGTGGGATGAAGCCGATGATGAGCGAAACTGCGACCTCTATGACCGCTTCATCAAGGTAGCCATTGCCGAGGCGATTGAGCCAGCGGCTGCGTGGTACTGCTGGCACGCAAGCCGCAGGCAGAGAATGGTGGAGGATGCGTGGGAGAAGAACGGCGCGTTTGTCCATCAACAGATCATTTGGGCCAAACCGAATCGACCGATTCTGACCCGCTCCTGGTACCTATGGGCGCACGAGCCCTGCTTCATGGGCTGGATTAAAGGGAACAAGCCACCCCGGGAGACTGGCGACTATGAGCGGAGCGTCTGGGAGATTGAGGGGCTTAACAATGATGAGCGGCCGGATCACCCCACGCCAAAGCCGCTGGAGTGCTTTGCGATCGCAATGCGCCAGCACACCAAGAGGAGCGGACTGTGTTACGAGCCATTTAGCGGGAGTGGAAGCCAGCTGATTGCGGGCGAACAGTTGGGACGGCGGGTCTACGGCTTGGAGATCTCCCCCGCTTACTGCGATGTGATCGTAAAACGCTGGCTGAGTCTGGGGGAAGACCGAGCGGTGTTGCGAGTACGCGATGGGGTGGAGATCGATGCGATGGCTGAGTTTTCAGCGCGTACCCAGATTGACACGGAGGCCGGGGAATGATGACCACCTTTCTTGGCGCTAACTGGCGCACGACTCTCACCGGCTGGATTACGGTATTGGCTTCTGCCATTGCGATGAATCCTAAGCTCATCGCGTTCCTTCCCGAACATGTGCGCGAATCGATCACTGGGATTGCAGGACTGATCGCTGTTGTTTCCGGCGGTACCTTTGCCTACGCGGCCAAAGATAAGCAGGTCACGGGCGGGAACGTGCCTAATGACAAGGGTGATTCAGGCAGACCTCTGGCCGGAGAGAATACTCCAGCCCTGATCATAGCGGCTTCGTTGTCGCTGCTTGGGTTTACAGCGTGCAGTTGGGTTGCAGCCCACCAGCAGCAATGGAACGCCACGGTTCGAGTCGTGGAGCAACGGGCACTTGAGGTGGCGAGCCGAGTTCTGCTTGCTGTTGCCACGGACGAGGCAGACAAGGGATTCAAAGCTGACTTTCTCGATTCAGTGGCAGCGGGCTTACGGGAGAACGGTACCACCGTCATTTCTTCTGAGGATGTAGAAAAGATCGTGAAGATCTGGAGTCCCAACGATGGCACGCAGTGGCAGACGCTTGCGGGGCAGCTTGGGACAGTGGCAGCAGACGCCCTCTCGCGTGCGGGAGAGAAAAATGCCGCTACGATCACCGAACACATAGCCACGGGGCTCAACAATGCCGCTGCTTCGGTTCGGCCTCCTTCGCGCTAACCGTGATTGCGTGGCTTAAAAGGATCTTCGGGTTCTGCAAACCTCGAACTGTGAAAAGCGACGATCCCCGGTTTGAGTTTGTCGTGGAGGTGGACGGAGCAGATCTGGTGGTGCGACAGACCGTGGCGACGTGGTTTGGAGGAGCTAACGACCCTGAGGACAACGGCGAAACCGCAAGCGGTATCAGCACGGTTAAACGCCCGGAGATCGTCGCATGTGCCTTGCCGATGAACTTTGGACCGTGTGGCGGTTCCCCGATCCCACGCGTGCCTTGGGGAACACAGGTGGAAGTGACCCACATTGACAAAAGGATCTCGATGCCTGTGATTGATCTGGGACCGTCTCCCGGAACCGGTCACGGGATTGATCTGACGGTTGCTGCGTTCAGGAAGTTTGCTCCTTTGGCGATTGGGAAGATCGTTGTCGATTACCGCATCATCGGTGGGGCAGCGCATCTGGCATCTTAGCCCCCGTTGACACACCACCTCGAGCATGGCGCAGGGATTATTTGTTGTTGGCTTTACCATCGCTGAGGTCGTGCTGATTCAGAGCAAGGCTAAGGAGATGCTCATGGAGGGCAAAACGCTCATGAGCTGGGCGGATGGAGGCTCGAATGCAACGCGCCAGTTCGCGATGCCGGTCAAAGAGGTGCTGGAGGAGTGTGCCTTCGCTCTCAGAACACTTGATCCTGAAACCTACGGAGCGCGACGCCGGACCGCACAGTCCGGAGTATCCACATTCCTGCCCTTATGAACCCGCTTGTACGGTATGCGCTCCGCTTCCTGCCGCCTGTACTAGTCCCGAAGGCGTGGTGGTCGGCTTATGAAGGAGCCAACTACTCCCAGCGCAGGAACCGTGTACCGGGTGTGCCTCCGCAGGACGGCAAACGGGATCTATCGCCCGCAGTCCGGCGGGAACTCGTGCGACGCTCGCGCTACCTGCACAAGAACTCGGGTTTTGTTCGGGAGCTGGTTGGGAACATGGCCATCTACTCGACGGGTGACGGCATCAAGCCGCAGGCTCAAACTGGGGATCCGCTCTGGAACAAGCAGGCCGAGGAGTATTTTAGCCGATGGGCTGCGCGTTGTGAGGTGACGAATCGGTTTTCGTTTGAGGAATGCCAGTCGATTATCTGCCGCGCCATGGACGTGGACGGAGAATACTTCGTTCACAAGACCCGAGGAGCCGATGGACGCCCTCGCTTGCAACTCATCGAGTCCCACCGAATCGGAGATCTTGCCGGTTCCACTGCTTCTCATGATGGGATTGGGGTAGATGCGTTCGGAGCCCCTACGTTTTATCGCACTATCGAGGACGGAGGAGGAGTTCGAGATCTGCCGGCAGACTCGGTGCTTCATGTATTTGAACCTGAATCAGCCACAGCGATCCGCCATGCACCCACGCTCCAGCACTCAATCAACCACATCATCGACGAGATGGAGCTGCTGGCCCTGGAAAAGCATGCGGTAAAGGACAATGCCGACATTGCCAGGGTGCTAAAAACCGAGCGCGGAGAATTGGATGAGAGCGGCGACTTCAGCCTGCCCTCAATGGCGTCCGGCCCTGATGGAAGCGATCCCACAGAGCTTCAGCGGATTGTGGGAGGCAAACTCGTGGCGCTGAAACCAAACGAATCTCTCGAGAGTTTCCAGTCAAACCGGCCGAGTCCTGTGTTCACTGGATTTCTCGAGCATTTACACCGTAATTCAGCGCTGGGTGTGCTTCCGTTTGAGTTCGCAGCAGACTCGAGCAAAGTGGGAGGTGCGGGTGTGCGTCTTATCGTTGCCAAGGCGGGACGCCGGTTTGCTTTCCGGCAGTTGATTCTGATTTCGCGTCTTTTGCGGCCTGTCTGGGCGTATGTGATCGGAGACGCTGTTGCTACGGGTGCCCTTCCGGTGGTTGCAGATTGGTGGAAAGTTCGGTTCCAAAAGCCGGCCCGGGTAACAGTGGATGCCGGGCGTGAGGCACAGCAAAACCGTGCTGATGTGGAGACTGGTCTCAAAACGCTGTCCGAGTCGTATGCAGAACTGGGTTTGGACTTTGAGGAGCAGGCTGAGATTCGGGCGCAGGACGCGCGACTCCTCATGGATTTGGCAGCGAAGTATAGCGTCCCTTTAGATTTTCTGTGGCACCCGAGCACGGGAGCAATCGTTCCGGGTGCTGCTGTCCCTGAGCCAGCGAATACGAAAGCTGGGGATCAGGATAATTGACACGAGCACGAGTGCATGACGCTCGCTGAAGTCCTGCTCCTGAAACAACCGTGGTTGATTCAACCTGCTGCGTTTCAGGCAATGGCAGCGGCCTCACGGCTGTTCCCGAATGGTTGTAGCGAACTCACCGCTGGGCCCAATTCACCACTGCTCTGCGTTGAGGATGGGATTGGAATTGTAGCGCTGAACGGGCCGATGATGCGGAGGCCTGATGTGTTTTCGCAGATTCTGTTCGGAGCGACTGATACGGAGGAGTTACTTGAGGCGCTGGAGGAAGCTCTGGAGCGGCCGGATATCGAAGCCGTTTTTCTGGATGTCGATTCGCCCGGTGGAGCGGTTACAGGAACGCCTGAACTGGCTCAGGCAGTGGCAGACACTTGCAAAGAAAAGCCGGTCTACGCCTTCAGCTCCGGGCTGATGTGCTCGGCTGCGTACTGGGTGGCGAGCCAGGCACAGGCCATTTACGTGACACCAAGCGCACGGGTGGGCTCCATCGGTGTGGTGCAGCCGGTTGTTGATCAGTCTGAAGCGCTACGGAGTCAGGGCATCAAAGTGGAGGTATTCTCGGTTGGGAAGTTTAAGGGGATGTGCACGCCGGGTGTTCCGCTTACGGAAGATCAACGGCTCATGATCCAGTCGAATATCGAGGAGGTGGCCGGTGATTTCCACGCAGCGGTGCTTTCGCGTGGGCGCAAGATCCCCGCAGAGGCCATGGAAGGACAGGATTTCTCAGGCAAACAGGCTCAGAAATTCAATCTCGCTGGAGTGGTACGTGACCGCTCGGAGGCGCTACGGCGGCTGCGTTCGTATCACGCATCTTCAGCGAAGATGTGCCTTCGCGTTGACACGAAGACATTCGCAATGAGTAAATCAATCGAGGATCAACTTTCAGAAGCGGTGGCCCGAGTCCATGCGTTGGAGGCCGACGCACAAGCGAGTGCCGCGCTTCTTACGGAGGCTTCCGCCAGCGCAGAGAAATTCAAACAACAGATCGCAGCATTGTCCCACGAACGCGATCAGGTGGGTACAGAGCTAGGAAGCGTTCGCAAAGCCCTTGAGGCAGCAAACGCGAAGGCACTGAGTTTGGAAACGCGTGAACAGGATCTCGAAAAGCGCGCTGCGTTGCGGGCTGCAGAGATTGTCGCGAGCACTGGCACTTCCAATCCTGCTCGGATCACGCCCGATGGTGATGCCGAGGGACACAGTCCCGAGCGGCAAACGCCTGAGGAACGCATCGCGCACTACAACGATCTGATTAAACGCAAGCAGCCGAAAGCGGCGGCGGAGTTCTACCAGAAGCACATCCAAACCCTCTTCAACGCCTAAGCCCCGAGTCCTATGCCAAATCAAAACGCTACGGTAAATGCGCCGCTCATCGCCCAGCAGGCCCTGACAACCCTTCTAGCCAAGTTCCCAATCCTGACCCAGATTGCCACCGATTTCAGCGATCAATCGGTGAAGTTTCAGCAGGACATTGTTTCGCACATTGTCACACCCACGGTGGCGCAGGAGTTTAATCCTGCCACGGGATATGTCCCGAGCGATCAGGCGCAGGTGGATGTGAGGGTGAAGATCGATCGCCACGCCTATGCTGGGTACGCGATCACGGACGTGGAGCGTTCCACCAGTGTGATCGACTTGAATCAACGGTACGCGGACAAGGTGGCTTACGCGCTTGGGCGCAAGGTGTGCGATGATTTGCTCGGGCTGATTGTGGCGGCGAATTTCAGCAACCTCACGGAGGCTGCGGTGAATGAGTTCGGTCGGAATGCGATCGTGGATATTGGGACGAAACTGAACAAGCGATTCATCCCTGACATGGGCCGGTTCATGTTTGTGAACTCGGACTACTACAACGCGCTTCAGAAGGACGAGGCTCTGTACAAGGCCTACATAGCACCTCAAGTGGCAAATGTGGTGGTGACCGGGATGCTGCCGAATGTGAACGGGTTTACGGTCGTTGAGTATTCCGCGCTGCCCGAGAATGGCGAACGCCTCATGGGTTTTGCCGGGATTCGGGAAGGCCTGATCATGGCCGCGCGTGTCCCGGACGTTCCGGAGTACACCGGGGATACGGAGATCTACGTGGTGACCGACTCTCGGACGGGGCTCTCGGTGCAGGTGCGTGACCGGTACGACGGTCGGCTTGGGCGCCAGGAGGTGAGCTACACGCTGATGTACGGCTTCACAGCCGCGAACAAGCCGATGCTGGAACGCATTGTGGCTCCGGTTTCAGCGTGAGGTAAACAACCGAGAGGACATGGGTGGAGACAAACAGCCCTCGCACTGGAGACGGTGCGGGGGCTTTTTATGCAGCTAAAAGTCCCAGTGCTGCTGCCCAGAGGATTGGGCGGAGTAATCGCCTCACAATCCAAACTAACCAGTTATTTGTCGGACGATTCCCTGCCAAACGGGGCGCAAATAGCCCCATGAGGAATAGGATGCTCGCGATGCCCCACTTCATTTTACTTAACGGCGTCGGGCAGATAGTTACTCGTCCCGAGGAACAACGAAGTGGGCGCACACCTACGCCACTGCTGGCAATTTTTCGCAGCGATTTATTGGGGGAAGTGACCCTTCCCTGTCCAACTTTCTCAACTCGTAATCAGTTTGCAGGTTAATCCAGAAATGCGGCGTGGTGCCGAAATACCTCGCCAAACGTAATGCTGTATCCGGCGTGATTGCTCGCAAGCCGTGAATAATCTCATTGATCCGACGCGGAGGCACGCCGATCTCTTTGGCAACGCGATATTCGGAGATGCCAAGAGGAATAAGGAACTCCTCAGCTAAAATTTCGCCGGGAGCTACTAGCGGTAGCAGTTCATCTTCAGCGTTCATAGGATTTAGTGGTAATCGACAATTTCTACGTTCGACGGTCCATTTTCAGTCCACTGGAAACATACGCGCCACTGGCGGTTTACGCGAATGCTGTATTGGCCTTTTCGATCGTCCTTTAGGGCTTCAAGGTGATTATTTGGAGGGATTCTTAGATCGATGAGCTTTACGGCGGCATCAAGCATTCGCAATTTGCGCTGCATGACGTTCAGGAGGTCTTGAGGAAGTCTCCTTGAGACCTTTCCGTCGTAGACCTTCCTGGTTTCTTCGCAGTTAAAACTTTGAATCACTAGGCAAAATAATAACGTGGGGCGTTATTGTTTGCAAGGGGCTTTTTCCCCGCCGCCGATTCAGGCCCACATTGACACCGCCTCTGTGGCATGAACATTCGAGACGAAAAAGCTGCAGATCTGGCCGGGATCGTGGCGGACATTGGAGAACCGGTCCTCTGGAACGGCCAGACTTACGCGTCGATTATCACCTCCATTGAGTCCTCGGAAACCCTCCAGATCGGTGGATTCACTGAGGAATACGATTTCTCAGTCAAGATCCCCAAGGTGTCCCTTGGCTCCCGGCGACCCAAGGTGAATGAGGCGCTCCAGTTCGATGGCAAAACCTACCGAATCTCGCGTGTCAGCGATTCGCCCTCCTACCCGATGGTGACACTCACCGTTCAGGCTAAGTAAAGATCCTCGGGGCAAGCCCCGAGGCATTTAAGTATGCTGGCGGATTTGAACGCTTGGACGAACGAAGCAAGCTTCGAGGTATTGGACCTGCAAGCGAATAAACACGCTCATTGAAGCTGCCTTCCTTGCGGCAGTGAGTTCACTCCACGGGCTCTCGGGGATTCAATACCTGAGCGGCGTATCCGCTGAAGAAAGTACCGTGGAGGGATCCGCTATCATCGTTCACTGCCCAGATTGCGAACACACGGTGGGCTCCCTCTGGAAAGCAACGATCCGGTTTCGATTGGAGACGCCTGCTTTCGAGGGAGACACCGCAGGTCATGATGCGCATCTCAATACACTGCGGCAATGGCTGGATCAGCCCCTGGTTGTGGGTGCGGCTACTCGGCCGAACGGGCTAAACATTCGCGGCTACTTCGTTCGTAAAAGCCAAACCTCTCTGGAGCACAGCCGTTGGGTGGCGGAGATCGAGCTAGTCGCAGGGGTTGACACCGCTTCAGGGGGATGATTCCCGAGTTGATTCAGGCAGCCGTGTCCAAAGTGGGTGGCTCCATCCAAAGCTGCCTCCCTGTCTGTGAAGGCAGTCGCCATTTCATTGTGACCTTCTCAGCTCCCAAGGAGGTGCCGGTCCCAGATGGAGCCGCTTCGCTAGACCGCACCCTGGACGGCGTGTACCGCGCAGATTTCATCCTCAACGAACTATAACCCCATGCCTGCGAACTTCGGAGTGACCAGCACCTTTGGACTCAGCACCCCTTCAGGAGGGGTTGTTGAGGAATCCAGCAGCGAGGATGAGGTGGAAGCCAAAACCATCCGGGATGAAACTGGCACCACTTGCCGAGCCATCCCGAGTCGCATGGTTAAGACCACCGTCTCCATCAAAGGCCGTGGCCGCGCTGATGTTTCCGTCGCGGCGGGAGCCCTCTCGGGTTCCGTGAAAGTGACTTCCGTCAAGAACAGCGAAACAAACGATGACTTCCCAACCTTTGAAGTCACCGGCGTCAAATACACCTCCCGTACTTAACCTTTATGGCTGCAGGCCCCAGTAGCATCGGCATTTCACAGGCTTCCGGCACTTTGATCGAGTCGGTGGAGTGGGAACAAAAGGTGGAGGAGAAGGTCATCAAGGACCTTCATGGAGCCTTTGGACAGGGACAGGCATTTGATCCGACGGTCGAGTTTTCCGTGAAGGGGCGGGGCGATACTTCGATGGCTGTTGGAGTGGGGGCCTCAGGCATTTCAGCAATCTCAAGCGGCACGACGCTGATCCTCAAAGTGAAGCGCAGCCAGAAGAACGACGATTTCGAGAGCTTTGAATACTCGGGCACGAATTACCCGAGCGCGTAATACCACTGCAAACCGCCAATGATAACAGAACCCCGTCCGATGGAGCGCCGCCTTCACATCCTCAAAGACCAGGAGGCCCCGCTCAAAAGCGCGAATACTGCTCTCGTAGCTGCGGCTACTACGAGCGGCATCGAGCTTGCCGACGAGCGCCCCTTTGTTCAGACGATCGAGGAAGATCCGCTGAGTGGGAAAACCTCGAGGCAAACTGTGTGGTGCCTCAAAGACATGGAGATACAGTTTCTACCTGAGTTTGAACCTGAAACTCTCACTACGGCTGAGTTTGTTCGTCGGTTTCGGGATCTAGAATGGCGGCGCAACAATCCCCATCACCCGATCGCGTACATGGCGTGGTTCTACGAAACACACCTGAAGTTGCAGGAACAGATTCGTGAGAACAAACCGCTCCTCACGGTGCGCCGAGGCAAGCGGATCGCGTTTATCCCACAAGGCTGCGACGCAGATACACGTGACCGCATCCTCTCTCTCCTATGAGCACGCGCACAGACACACTCGAATCCGTCTTCACGCAGGCTCCGGTCGAGATCGCAGGACTCAAACTGCGCCCGTTCTCACTCGGGAGCCTGAGCATCTGCCGACGGCTTAAGCTCACGATGCTCACCGGTGAAGCCGATCCGGAAGCGCTAACCGAGGAAGAGAAGCAGCAGCAGATTGTGGCGTTCCTTTATGTCCAGTCGCAGCCGATCCCGGAAGTGCTCCGAGCGATTCAATCGTCGCGTTTCTTTGATGAGACGATCCTCGCGTTCTCGCTTGAGCTCCCCATGGAGGCGTTCCCGCAGGCGATCCGTGAGATCCAGCGAGTGATCGACACGGCTTCTGCGGCGTTTGTGGAGGTACAAGCGAAACCCGATGATCGGCCGGAGGATGCGCCCCCAAACTGATTGAGCCGGGGCAGACCGCCGCCCGCGTGTTCGCCCTGGCGAAAGAAACCGGTTGGAGCCGTGACTTCATCCTGTGGGAACTCTCGCTTGCGGAATCTCTCCAGTACCACCACTGCGCATTGCGTGCGGCTAACTGCTGGACCGTACCCCCGCTACCCGATCCCTCGGACCAAATCACGAGGATAGAGAGGTTTCTACAATTTGACACTGAGGGAGAAGAATGAGTGCTGAGCTGAAATTCGATGACCGGGGATTCCGTGCGGCCCTCAAGCGGTTTGAAGAAAACTCAAGGCGTACACGCGCTGAGGTTCTTAAAGAACAGGCGAAGCTCTTTGTTCAGGACGTCATTCTGATCACGCCTCCCAACAAGGACTTCAAAGCCAACCGGCGCGGAGGCGAATCTGCGATCAAGGCAGACTTGCGCAAGATCATGCGGCAGTCGGCCTCATCTAAGGCGAGTAGCGATCTTGCAGGGATTCACGCTAAGTTTCGGGATCCGACCACCGGCCGAGTCCGGGTTGCGCTCAAGAAGAAGATCCGCGTCACAAGCCTTGCTGCTTACATTCAAAAGGAACTCGGCAAAGTGGGTATTCTTGCCAGCGGCTGGAATGCAGCGGCAATGCAGCTCGGAGCGAAGGTGCCGGACTGGATCACACGCCACGGTAATGGCAGAGGTAGCGTCAAAATCACGTTTACCCTGAGCGAATGTCGTATCGTTATTTCGAACGCGGTGAAGTTCGCTTCCAGCGTGAAAGGGCTTGTGAGTCGTATCCAGCGCTCACTTGACAAGCGGGCCACTGCTATGGACCGACAGGTTGATCATTTCCAAAAGCGGGCAGCGAAGGAGGCTGGGTTCAAATGAGCGCGATCGTCTCAGAACTCATTCTCAAGACCGGCGCATTCAGCGCGGGGATCAAAAGCGCTGAGAAGGGACTCAATACCCTCAAGGGAGGTGTGATGAGCGTGAAGGGCCTTCTGATCAGTGCCTTCGCTGCGATCACGACCAGCGCCACGGCGCTTAAAATCCGGGAGCAGTTTGATATTGGGAGGCAACTTAGGGATCTCTCGGCTGCTACGGGAACCTCGGTCAAAGACCTCGTGGTACTGCAAAAAGCATTTAGTCTGAGTGGCGTTGAGGCGGACCGAGTGGCTCCCATGATTGGGCGCATGCGAAAGGTGATCGCCGATGCGGCGCAGGGCGGTGCCAGTCGGGATGTATTTTCGAAACTGCACCTTAGTATCCGGGACCTCGGGAAACTCAACGCGGCCGATCAAATGAAGGCGATCGGCTCAGCGATCATGCAGATTCAAAACCCAACGGATCGCACAGCCACGGCCATGGCGATCTTTGGCAAACAGGGACAAGAGATGCTCAAGGTGTTTGCTTCTGGAGCGATTTCCACCGCAGCCGATGAGGTGGGAAAACGCGCCAAGATTCTCGATCAGAACTCGGCCCTGTTCGCGGATATTTCAAAGAAGCTGGAGAAGATTTCCAAAAAGACTGCTGCAGTGTGGGCTCCGATGGCAGCGAGTATTGGCCCTGCGATTAAGCCGCTTTTGGATTCTCTCTCCAAAATTGATCTGAGCGGGATCGGTGAGCAGATCGGGGATGCGATCACACTGCTGATCACGGCTTTCACTTCGGGCGAGATTGGGAATCTAATTGCAGGCACGTTGATCCTCGGCTTCCAGGCTGCTTGCAATTTCCTGATGGAAAACCTGACGGGCATTGTCTTTGCCATGGGACAGGCCTTCGCCGAGGTGATTCCTAATGTTGTCACTCTATTCGAGGTTCTGACCACGGCAGAGTTCTGGAAGGGCCTCGGAGATGCATTGGTGGGGATTGCACAGGAATTTATCGCGCTGCTGCTTGATGGCGTGGCGTTGCTCTTGGAAAAACTCAAGGACGTGCCGGGTGTGGGCAAAAAGGCGGAGAGCGCAGCAGCAGCAGTCCGGACGGAAGCGGGGCAGATCAGAGCGGCAGGCGAAGTGAATCGTGATAAGGGCACTGATCTGCTTTCCCCCGCACTGGAAAAGGTACAGCTACGAATGGCAGAGCTTGTGTTGAATCTGAGTGACGCTTTTCAGGCGGGAACAGCCGCAGCTCCGAAGTTTGACACCTCCTCCACCGAGAAGGCGCTCGAGGAGTCCTTGGGAAAAGTGGTGCAGATGGTCGATAGCAATCAGGCGGCGGCAGACAAGTTCAACGCTGAAAACCGGCCAGAGGCCACGGGAGCCATTCCTGAGATTGAAGCTGAGCAGAAGCGCAGGTTTGGCGCAGTCTTTACGCAAAGCCTCTTCAAAATTGGAGGCGGTGGTCGCTCCGTGGGTGGTGGGAAGGATCCCCTACTGGATGAAAACCGGCGGCAGACCGGGTTGCTCTCACAAATCGCAAAGAACACGGCCCCCCGAGGAACTACGGGTAAGGCAGGAACCGGAGTCGCAGCATTCGCATGAGTGATTTGATCCGCACCGCAGAAGCGATCACGTGGGCTCCGACCACCGGAGAGGAAACCACCTACACGGTGGAAAGTTTCCTTGGATATTCGGATGTTCCCGGCGGGGCCAAAAACATCCAGAAGACTCTGGAGGACGGGAAGTATGTGGTGCGTTACACGATCGTGACTGGAGGAGCCGATGCCACCTACACAATCACAGGAGGCGTGAGCCAGGAGCCGATCGGAACGCATCCGATGTTTGGCTCACAGGGAGGTTATTCGATCGGGGAAGATGAATGGAAAAAGTGGAGGATTTGGGAGAGTGATCCCAAAGATCCGGAACTGGGCGGATGGAAGCCCGATGGTAGTGATGCGTCCAGCGGGATGAAGCGGTATTACGCCCTTCGGAATCGAGGTGTAGATGACTACCTGCTTGGGACGGTCACAATGCGGGTCAGTCAGGAGGGACAAAGTGGGCCGGATCTTGGTGGACTTGGACGAATCCAATCGCCTTCTGGCGCACCTGCGCTGCCTGAGAGTCGCAACTGGCTTTTAGTGGGAGTCGATGCCGAGCGTGTGGGATCTGCCTCGTGGAAAGTGACACGCGAGTACCGTGCAAGCGGAGCCGGTGGGTGGGATCCAGAGATTTACAACCGAACCTAAGCCATGCCCATCCCATCCAAGGTCAAACCCGGTGACCCGATTCGCGCTTCAGACTGGAATGCGTTACTGGATTTTGTGCGGGCCTCGCAGGTCAGTCCCGGGGCGGGTGTTCGGATGAAGCGAACTGCGAGTGGCACGACACTCGCCGTGGATCAGGTCCGAAGTGGTGGAAGCTCTGTCACCTTGCCCCAGCTTCCTTTTGAAGTGGTATTGGTCCCCGGAGGAGATGAGCCGACTTTGGGGGTTGTGGCAGATAGCCACGTTATGAGTTCCGTAAACCGGAATGGGATTGAGGAGGACAACACGATCTGGGGTCTTTGGTCTGAATCGGCTCCAGAAAACGCCTTCGGAGTTCCAGCGGTTGGCGGGAAGATCTGGCTCGAGTGCAGTTTCGACTCGGATAACAAGCTGGTTGGTATTGCGGTCAAGAGCGGTGCCGTCGGTGAAGATGAATGGAGCAACTTCCCTGATCCGATCGAAATCAACACGGATGACACGCCTTACCAGGAGTATTACCGGCAGATCATCGCCGAGATAACAGATCCGGAGAGCGATAAGCGGGAGGGAACTGCAATCACCTTGCCTGATGGCACCAAGGTGAAGCTCGTTCAGCTTCTTAAGAGCAATCTGCTGCTGGTACCTGCTGTTACCACAGAGGAAGCAGATCAGCCGGGGTTAAAGGTTTCGGTGGCGATCCCCTTTAGCTCACCGTGGACCGGAGCAGACGGTGGAGCCGCTTCCATTGTGGACCAACCGGATGCGAGGACCCCATGGGAGTTTGGCAGCAAGAACGCTGGCGAGTTTCCATTTCAGGTTCTGGTTCGAAGCGATCCTTGGGAACCCGATGCCTACGTGTTCGGAGTCCGGGACGCATCGCTCCTGCTGAACTCGTTTGATTACGAGGATACGGTCGACATTGATGGCTTGCTCGTGGAGGACACGGGTTGGGTGAGTTGGAATGGCGATTTCGACCTCGTGTGGCTGGAGCTTGAATGGGATGACTGGCCCGACAGCTACACGGCCAGCATCAAATCCTTCAGTAATGGCGATGAATGGGAGAGCGGCGAGATTGAGACTGACGGCGAAGATCCTCCCACCCAGACCAAGGCGCGAATCGTTTTGGCTGTGATCACAGTGGGCGACACTGGAAACCCAGTGGTGGAACAGAGGGTGCGTACTCATCTTCAGGTTGTGAGTACCTTTGCGGAGGATCTGGCCACTGGAACGACGCTTCAGTGTTTGGTCCCTGCCGCGTTGGCTGCACCGGACGCCGTGCCTGACTGGCTGGAATGCTCCGGTGATCCTGATTCAGGCTGGGATGTGTGCGCCGGAGCCGGATGGAGTTCGTTCGCCCGGGGGCAAGCCGATCCGATTCGGGCCTTTGAATTGGAGGTGGGCGATCCGTTGGATGACTCGGGGAGCGGCCTGAGTCTGGTTGTTGGGGATGATTACGGCGAGGAGAGCGACATGCTGTGTTTCACCTCGGGAAGCGACGATGCGCAGAACAAGATCCTTTGTCAGTGGGTGAAGTATCCGCTCTTTGAGCTCAGCAACGACGGAAACGCAGGATTGAGGCTCAGTGCCGAGGATACAAACCCGATTCTGCTTCTGGCCGATGCGTGGGACGATCCGGACTTCGGCAATCAGATCAATCTGAACCTCAAAAAGGGGCCTGAGATTCTGCTCCGGGACGAGATGGGAGCTGAGCTAACGATCAACTCGATCAAAACGCCGCTGATTGAATTGAACGATACGGAGGATCATTCGGGGAATCAGATCCGACTGAATCTTGAGAGCGGTCCCGAACTGTATCTGAGTGACGAGGCTGGTGCCGAACTGAGCGTTAATATCAGTGACGGGCCTGAGGTTTCGCTCACGGATGAAGACGGTGCCACAGTCGTTTTGGACTCTAGCAGCCTGACGCTTACGGATGCCGATGGGAACGAAACTACGCTGAGCTCTGGTAATCTGGATCTGGGCGAGGACGGCACGATTGATATTGGGGAGAGCACATTTTCTCCCCAGACATTCACATTCTTTGGTGACGATGGTCAGTGGCACACGATCGAGGTGCTGGCGACAGATCAGGACGACACCAAAGACGCGATTGAAGACATCCGGGACATGATCGCGGAGAACATCGATGAATCCATCCGAGCAGGGCTTGAGAGTTTATCGGCCACGATCGACTGCGACTCGATGAGCGTCACCTTTAGCCACAGTTACTGAAATGGTGATCATTGAAACCGTGAGTTTGCCCTCTGATTGTAACTGCTGCGAATGTCAGGGCAGCGAGTTTGGGAACAGTCCGTCGTGTTGTGAGTCAAAGGGCTGTTGTCCTGGAGAGGACGGCCACAAGTGCGGAAACTACTCCGATGGCTCCCGGTGCTGCTGCTGCCCCGTAAATGAAGCGCCGACGGGACCGCATTGTGGGTGCGTGTACGTGGGGTGATACCGATGGATACTGAGCGACTCGAGAAGATCAAATACGCGCTGACGCTCCGGGCAGCAGAGGTTCCGGAGGTGTTGGAAGAATTGCAGGCCCTTTGCGGCTGCGTTCCGCAACGTTCCTCCATGCGCGAGGACTTTGAAGCGTGCGGACACCCTAACCTTCTCCCGTTTTGGGAGCGCATGGTTGCAGCGCATCCCAGTGCAGCGAACCTCGCGCGGGAGGTCTGGTCAAATTACGAACGGCATACCGCTGCATTGAATGAGGGCGAAGAGCCAAGTCCTCCTGGAGTTGGAGAGATGGCGATGAACTTTGCTGGTGCTCTTCTGCGCGATTTGAAAGCTGGCCGACCCAGACGCACTCCTGACGAAGTGGAGGCCATTTTAGCTATCTGCCGAGGATGCGAATTGTGGCGCAGCGAACAGAACCGGTGCGGTCAGTGTGGGTGTTGGATTCGCAAAAAGGCCTCGTGGGCGCAGGAACATTGTCCGCTCGGAAAGTGGTGATTTTATGAAACAGATCCTCCTTCAAGTGACGAAGAAGCAGTACGACGACTTGCTCAAGTTTCTGGATCGGCGTTGCAAGATCCAGACAGACGAGATCGCGGATTTTCAAAGTGTCCGAGGCGCTCTGCGTTCGGGGCGGGTGGTTGACATCCCTGCGGTGGACAGAAAGCGACCTGCACGAACTGAACCGACAGGGCTTAAGCCAGTGAAGCCTGAGTCTCGTGCACCCTCTTTAACCCAGTCCTGAACGTCCTATGTCCGAAATCTCCATGCTTCCTTCTGATGCCCAAAAGGCAGCCGCCAAGATCGACACGGCTCTCAATCGTGGCGTGAACATGCTGGTGCTGATGATTTCTCAAATTGAGGACACTCTGAATAAGAGCATGGACGCCAATAAGAGACCGATCGCAAAGGCCGACATCATCGCTGCCGGAGGGGCACGCTACTCGAACCTGCTCAGCATGGTGGCAGACGCCAAGGCGACGGTGAACCAGATCGCACCGGGCACTTATCCTCAGGCGTAGCCGTTGACATGGGGCGGTGCTCGTGAAGATCACCGTAAGCCTCGACACACAAGCCGTCATTACCCAGCCCTCGCCTTTGCGGATCAAAGCGGGGGCGTTTGTTTCGATAGCAGTCGCATTCACTCGCGGTTCACGGAGTGTTGCGCTTTCTGAAGGAGCGGTGCTCGAGCTTGCGGTTAAGCCGCGCAACCAATGGACGGGCGGTCTGCTCGCGTACCTGAACGCTTTTGAGCTAGAGAGCGGGAACATCTACACGGGCATTCTCAACTGCGCATCGCTGTCGCTCCTCAGTGCTTTGGGAATCAGCGACTCGGTTCCTGCAAATGATCGTGCACAGCTTGAAGCAAGCGCAGAGGTCACATGGACTTTCAACGGGCTGAAGTTTCGCTCGAGCACGTTTCCGCTAATCATCGAAACTCCGCTCACGGACGCGAACCCCATCCCGGCACCCGATCCGGAGGTTTACCCCCCGCCTGCAACCATAGCGCTTAAAAGCGAGCTTCCCCAGTTGCTGGATCTTGCTCCCTACGCGCTCAAGAGCGAAATCCCTGTTACCGGCACATCGGCAGCACTGGACGCTGGAGTTCCAAATGGAGTGGCCACGCTCGACGCTGATGGGAAGCTCGTGGAGTCCCAGTTGCCCGGAGCGTTTGCGCTCAAGACCGAGATTCCAGTCTTTGCCACAGAGGATGAGGCAGCGGATGGATTGCGGTCGGACGTGGTGATGAGTCCGCTTGATGTGGTGAAGTGGTTTGAAGCGAGGCTTCCTGGAGATGCGGGGCTCGCCTTTCTGGGGAACGATTCATGGGGATTGCCGGATCTGTCCGCCTACACTGGAGCATTGGCGGGAGACGGTAGTAACGTGACTGGCGTGACTGGCATTGGGCTTACGAGCCAGTTTGGGCTCCAGTTTTATGATGACGGCAGCGGGCAGTGGATTTCGGGTGGCCTGATTCAAGTTCCCAGCCTGATGGGAACCGATGGGGCTAGCTTAACCGACGACTTAGGCGTGTGGCGGTCCTCCTCCGGAATTGAAGCGCCGTGGTTCTCCGGGGATGGAACGGCTCTTTCTGGGGTGAGCTCGATCCAGTTGAGCAGCCCCTACGGCGCATCGCTTTACGATATTGGCGATGGCTCGTGGCTTTCGAATGCGAGTGTGACGGCTCCGTTGTTTGCGGGAAGTTTCACAGGTGACGGGTCGCTTTTGACCGGTCTGAACGAATTAGACCCTGTGTTTGGTGCATGGCTCGAAACGATGCCGAACATTTCAGGGTTCACGAATGATACCGGGTACCTGAGCGAAGAAACTGAACCACAGTTTAATGAGTGGCTTTTGAGTCTGGCCGGAGACTCAGTCCTTACAATTGGAGGTGCCTTTAACTGCGATGCCACCAAGATCTCCTCCGATGGCCTTGGCAATATGCAGGTATCGGGCAGTGTGACGGCGTCGAGCTTCTTTGGGGATGGCTCGCAGTTGAGCAACATTGTCATTCCTGCGCTGAACAGTCCCTATGGGTCGGCGATTTACGATGAAGGCTGGGGAAGCTGGTACGTGACGGGAGACATGAGTGCCGGCACGTTTTTCGGCTCCTTTAGCGGCGATGGTTCCGGGCTCTCAAACGTGTATGCAACGCCCAGCCAACTGAACAGCCCCTACGGCTACTCGATCTACGACACAGGCTCGGGGAATTGGCATGTGGACGGAGAGATGAAGGCTAACAGGTTCAGCGGAGCTTTTATAGGAGACGGCTCGGGGCTGTACAATGTGTCTGCCTCGCCGGGCGAGCTCACGAGTTCTTATGGATCGAGAATCTACGATTCTGGAAGCGGCAACTGGCAGGTTGAGGGGACCGTAAGCGCCGGCCGGTTTTACGGAGCTTTCACCGGCGATGGCTCCGGCCTGTCCAATATCTATGCCACGACAAGCCAGCTCACGAGCCCCTATGGCTACTCTATCTACGATGCAGGATGGGGAAATTGGCAGGTGAATGGGAGTGTCACAGCAAGCCATTTCAGCGGAGACGGTTCGGGACTCTACAACGTGTATGCGACGCCGAGCCAGCTCACGAGTCCTTACGGTTACTCTATCTACGACACGGGTTGGGGCAATTGGTCGGTGAATGGGAGCATGAGCGCCAACCGGTTTTACGGAGCCTTTACGGGTGACGGCTCCGGCCTTTCCAACGTCTATGCCACACCCAGCCAGCTCACGAGTCCCTATGGCTCATCAATCTATGACGCAGGCTGGGGAAATTGGCAGGTGAATGGGAGCGTCACAGCGAGCCATTTCAGTGGAGACGGATCGGGCCTCTACAACGTGTATGCAACGCCGAGTCAGGTCACGAGTCCCTATGGCTACACAATCTACGACACAGGTTGGGGAAACTGGTCGGTGAACGGGACAATCAGTGCCAACCGTTTTTACGGCGCATTTACCGGTGACGGCTCCGGCCTGTCGAATGTGTACGCCACGCCGAGCCAGCTCAACAGCCCTTACGGTTACTCTATCTACGACGCGGGGTGGGGGAATTGGCAGGTGAATGGAAGCATCACCGCGAGCCATTTTAGCGGAGATGGCTCTGGTCTTTCCAATGTGTATGCGACCCCGAGCCAAATCACGAGTCCCTACGGGTATTCGATTTACGACACCGGCTGGGGAAACTGGCAAGTGAGTGGGAACATGAGTGCCAGCACGTTTTACGGAGCCTTCAGTGGTGATGGCTCGGGTCTGTACAACGTGTACGCTACGCCCAGCCAGCTCACGAGCCCCTATGGCTACTCGATCTCCGATATGGGCGGCGGAAACTGGCAGGTGCTAGGAAGCCTCAGTTCCGACTCGATCTACGGCTCATTCAGTGGAGACGGGACCTTCCTGCAAAACGTTTCTGCGCAGAACGCTTACTGCGACGAGTACGGAAATTGTATCTTTGGCAGCTACGCGCAGCAAACAGGCTATTACAGCTGGCTCGGTGCGGGTACAGCGGATCTGGCATACGAGGCTGAGCACGCCAGTCGTGCGAGTGCTGATGATTGGGGAAACCAGCTCTACGGCGCAGGAAACATCAAGTGGGACTTCTTCGGAGGCAGTCCTAGTAGAGGAGATGTAGCCATGTTTGATGGAGCAAGCTGGCGACCAGCACCCGCCACACCTGTCCCGCTCAAGGTAGCATCTGCCGTGGAGCGCTTAGGTGTGACGCCGCTCAAGACCGGGTGGATAGTCAAACAGCTCGATAACCGAACTGTGTATCTCGTCCTGGATCCAAAGGACTGTGGGAGCGAGCTGGGCTGGGTGCCGATTGGGCCGTTTATTTTGATCCCCGCAAACAGCGAACCTCTGACGATCGACAACATGTCGCCGTCATTGGGAGAGACCATCACCTGCTCGGCTGGTAGCTGGAGCGACAATCCAACGGCATACGCTTACCAATGGTACCGGAATGGCGAAAGTCTCGGTGGTGCTACCTCACCGGCATACACGGTTATGCCCGAGGACAATGGAGGCAGTCTGCAATGCGTGGTGACCGCTACCAATGCCGCCGGGACTGGAAGCGATAGCGCCACTATCCCGCTTGTTTCCTTTCCTGCGTAGCACGCCGCAGAATGACCCCGCTGACTATCCGGGCGTGTTGACACGGGATTGTAGGCGTTCGGGTTCTTCGCTCGGACAGCACTCAAAATCCACACCAACACTTCTATGCTTAGCAAAACTCCTGAAGCTCAGGCTGCTGAATACGCCAACGGTCTACTCAACATGGTCAACCAGTTCGAACAACGCGTGCATTCTTTGACTACGAATGGCGCTGCCGCTAATCCACAGAGTGGTGCGCCTGCAGTAACCGCCGAGCAGATCGTGGCTGCTCTTGGACCGGTAAACCTGACGAAAATCCAGACCGCCCTTGCTGCCCTCGGCTAATCAATCTGTCACCCGTGCGCCCTGACGGAGAACAGGGCCCTTTTTATTCT